CATCTAATAAGTCTTAATAATTCTACTTTTATTATACTAATATCAAAAATCAAATTATGACCTATTATCATATCTACATATTTTGCATCTTCAAAAAAAATGTCCAAACAATTTTTTAAATCAATACCTTTTTCATTAGAAATTTCATTTGTAATGCCATGTATTTCTTTTGATTTTTCATCTATAATAACATCTTTTTCTAGTTTAACAATCCAATCTTTTTTTCCACAAATTTCATTTGTTTCAGTATCAAAAATAATATAACTAAACTGGACTATATATGGCCAAAGATGAAGATCTTGAATTAATTTTGTTTTTGGCAAACCAGTTGTTTCTGTATCAAATATTAAAAACTTCATTTTAATTATTTAAACGGTTAGAGTTTAAATTATTATTATTTAGTATATTATATTATATTTTATTTAATATCAATTTTATTTTCTATTTTTGTTTCCTTATTTTTTGTTTCTTGTTTTTCTGTTTTTTGTTTTTATGTTTTTATGTTTTTATGTTTTTTGTTTTTCTGTTTTTTGTTTTTCTGTTTTTTGTTTTTCTGTTTCTTGTTTTTCTGTTCATTGTTTTTCTCTTCATTGTTTTTCTGTTCATTGTTTTCTTATTTTTTGTTTTTTTACCACCAATTTTTATTAATACATTACCTGGTGACAAAAAAGGACTACCAAATGCTTGTTTTTGATCTCTTGGGTTTTCATCAATAAATGCAACTGAACCTCTACTAAATTGATTGCCATTAGTAGAAATGTTGTATATACCATCAAATTGAGGTTGCAATAAATAATTAATTGGTTGTTTTAAAAAATCTCCTGGATTTGCATTTTCATAATCATGTACAAAACTATCTAACGCTTCTTTTAATGATTTTTCTATACCAAATTTATGTTTTATATCATTCATTTCATCTGTAGATAAATTTAATTTAGAAATTTCATCAAAATCTTCTTTAATACGAGATTGACATTTTAATATTAACCATACAGATAATTTAGAAAATTCCATATCTTTAATATTATCATCAATTACTAGTGGATTATGTAATAAAAATTTTTCTGGAATTTCATTTGGTCTATCTTTTCCTATAATACCATAAATACCACTACCTAATCCATGTGTTGTATTCATATTTAAATAAGATGAATCTGCTCGTTTTTTTATATATTCAGCAGATGATAACTCTTTTCCTCTTGGTCTAAAATTAGTTATTTCCATATATATATAATTTTATATTTTAGATAATTTATTTTGATTATTTTATTTTGATTATTTTATTTTGATTATTTTATTTTGATTATTTTATTTTGATTATTTTATATTAGCATAATTTTTACAAATACCAAATGTTTTACGATGCCAAATTGTAATACCATGTTCTTTAATACCTTCTAAATGTTTTTTAGATCCATAACCTTTATTAGAATCTATTCCATAATGTAATACTAATTCTGGATTATTATTGCACAATTCATCTATATATTTATCGCGCTCTACTTTTGCCAAAATAGATGCAGCAGCAATAGAAGCGTATTTATTATCACCTCCTTCAATTGTATTATGTGAAATACATGAAATTTTTTGTGTTGTTTCATCTAAATATGTAAATGGATTAAAATAATTACCATCAATTAATAAATGAAATGTGTAATCTTCATTTTCTTTTTTAGAAATATTGATTTGATTTTTATTTATTTTATCACGAATATATTTAATTGAATTATGCATTGATAATTGTGTAGCTTGTAAAATATTTATTTCATCTATTGTTTTTTCATCAATAAAACTTATATGCCATGCAATTGCATGTTCTTTTATATAATTAGATACTTCTTCTATTTTTTTTTTAGAATGAAACTTTTTACTATCTTTCATTAATGAAAAATTAAACTCATCATCTTTAGGTAAAATTACTGCCGCTGTATAAACTCTTCCAAATAATGGTCCTCTACCAACTTCATCTACACCAATTTCAAATGTATTTTTATTTTCAGTATAAAATTTATTAAGCATTTTTGATTCAGATTTTATTTTTTTTTTTAAACTAATTTTTTCATTAAAATAATCTTATATTTTCATAATATAAAATATATATTATTTAATTTATTAAATCAATTTTAAACTTTTTTCACTATATAAATTATATGAAAACAGAAGCATTATTTCTTTTTTTGATTTTATTATTTGGTTTAGTTATATGTTACATTTTAGGAGATTGCAATAAAGAAAATATGACTAATCAAAATTCTAGTACATCATATAATTCATCTAATATGAATTATAATACAAATCAACAAAATAACAGTAATTATGATAATTATAATCATTATAATCAATCTTATAGTCAATTAAAAAATGGAAGTACATTTTATGGACCCAATGGAGGAACTGTAAATGTTGCTACAACTAAAAATGGTTATCAAATATTAAAAGTACAATTAACTAGTAACGCTTCAGAAATGATATTTACTAATGAACCTACTACTGATTCATCTGGTAGTACAACTGATGCATCTGGTAGTACAACTGAAAGTTATACTAATTATTATGGTGAAAATGGAGAAGCAACTACTTTTTATGGACCAAATGGTTCTACTGCTACTGTTATTTACGACAATTATGGAAATCAAGCTATACGTATACAAACATCTAATGGAACATACACATTTACACAAAACGCCGCTTATTATAATCCAAACAATACTAGTACATCTACACAATATTATGGTAGTGTTGGTTATCCTATTCAAAGTGCTGACTCAACAACAACGTATTATGGTGCAAATGGAGGAACTGCTACTACTGCTACAGGTTCTCAAGGAAACACTGCATATTATGTACAAGGACCTAATGGAAATACTGCTGCTGGAACTACTGCAAATGATCCATATTATAATCCTTATTATGGACCTTATGGTGGTAGCGCTGGAGCAGTTACAGGTCCACAAGGTAATAGCGCTTACTATGTTCAAGGACCATATGGCAATACTGTTGCTGGAACTACTGCAAATGATCCATATTATAATCCTTATTATGGCGCTAACGCTGGAGCAGTTACAGGTCCACAAGGTAATAGCGCTTACTATGTTCAAGGACCATATGGCAATACTGTTGCCGGAACTACTGCAAACAATTCAGCATACTATAATAGTTTACCTTATGGTATTCCTGGAAATCAAATACCACCAGGACAAGAAGATTTATATATTTTAAAATCACAAGTTGTTCCTCCAGTTTGTCCTGCATGTCCAACATCATCTGCGTGTCCTAGAGAAGAACCATGTCCTGCATGTCCTGCTTGTGCAAGATGTCCTGAACCTGCTTTTGAATGCAAAAAAGTACCAAATTATAATGCTATTGATAATGATTATTTACCTGCACCAGTATTGAATGATTTTTCTACTTTTGGCATGTAATAATATTTAACTAATTTACATAAAAAATAAATTAAAAAAATAATTTATTTTTTTTACACATTTGAACAAATGTCAAAATTAGGATATTTATGTTTAATTTTATACGTTATTGGTTATATTTAATTATTTATAAAAAAATTGAATTACTTTTTATAAAATACTTATTATAATACAATATAGAGAAATGGAAATTAACCTTGAAATTAATAATGGTATTAATAATGGTATTAACGCTTCTTCTTCTTTAAAGACAAAAAAGGTTAAAAAAAAACAAATTATAATTATTGAAGATGATGATAAATGCGAATTTAAAAGCATTACTGATATTTGTGAAAATATTGAACTAATTGATATAAATTTTAAAAAATGTGTTAAAGGTTATCATTTAATTAATTCATCTTCTATAAATGAAACAATATGGGAGGACATAAACGCTATAATATTTTCATCGCTAGGAATTGACATTTATTCTAAAAGTGACGGCAGTCATTCATCAGGAATGGATATTAATTGTTCATTAGGAAGAATTAGCAATAAATCCGCAAAATACTCCAATAATAAAAAAAGTATTGATATTAGTTCTTATAGATTAACTACAGTTTGTAGTGAAAAAAAATGTGGAACACCAATAGAAATAATTGAAGAAATTAATAAACGAAAAAATTTTGACTATTATTCATTTATAGTAAGAGATGAAACGAATAATGAAAATATTAGTTATGATTGGTTGCTAATACCAAGTAATTACTTAATTTTAGATCCTTCTTCCTACACTTGGAAACCTACAATTGGAAAAAGAGGGAATAATAAAGATACACAAGTTGGATGGAATACAAATGAAATTAATGGTTGTAAAATGTCAATTACATTTAGTATGTCATCTCAATTATGGATACATATTGAAATGACAGAAGAAATAAAAACATTTATTGTAGCGTCTGCTGTCGTAGAAAATAAACCAAAATATAATTATATTGATTTAATTGATAAATTAAGTGATATTTAATTATTATCAATCTCATTTAACCTTTCATTTGCTGTATTAATATAATCATTATTTATTTCAAAACCGATAAAATTAACATTATTTTTCTTTGCTGAAACACACTCAGAACCTGAACCAACAAAAGGAACAACTAATAATGTGTTAGAACATTTATTTAAAGATGCTTTTATTAAAGTATCACATAAATTTAATGGTTTTTGGGTTGGATGATCTACGCGTTCTTTTTTTCCTGCTCCACCTGCTAATGCTGGAACTTTTATAACATCTCTTGGCAATGCCCCTCCTTCATGAGCAGTATATGTTGTTTCTTTATCACCATTACTAAATCTACCTACTGTTGGTTTTCTAACTTTTCCTGCTGCATTTTTTAGAAATGTTTCGGTATAAGGTTCTCTAACATCATCGCGATTAAATATTGGTTTATCTTTATAACAACATAATATGCTTTCGTGCGTTCTTTGCCAAAAATTTAGCGATGGTGTTACTTTGTTAGTATAATGCCATACTAACCATCTCACATTACAAGTTATACGCGTTCTTATAAAAGCAAGAATTTCACTAAACCCATATATATACAAAGTTCCTTGTGGTTTTAGTATTCTTAAACATTCAGCAATCCAATTATCACACCATAATAAATAATCATCCATCTTTTGCTTATCACTATCATTTCCAAAATCCTTACCAATATTATATGGAGGGTCACAAATTATAATATCTACACTTTCACTTTTAATCTTTTTCATTCCAATAACACAATCTTCATTATATATTTTATTTATTTCTAAATCTTGTTGTGTTATAACTTCATTCTTAATTTCTTCTTCATCATCTTCAATTATTAGTTCAATCTTTTTTTTTTCAAGAGGTTTATTTTCAATTAAAGCAATTAATTCTTCTTTATTTTTTGATTTACATTTTTTAATTCCATTTTCTTCGCACTTCAATAAAAGTTCGGTTTTTGATAATTTGGTTAAATCCATTTCAATATTACAGAATATATTATTCTTATCAGTAATATTATTTAATTCAATTTTTTTATTATCTAAATAAGACCATCAATATTGATTTTACATTTTTTTGTATTTTTAACGCAATTTTTGAAGTTTTAAATGAAAAAAGGTGTAATATTTTTAATATTTTATTTTTTTTTGTAAAATATGCATTTCTCTAATTTGGTTCTCTTTTTTTTATGCATTTTTTATCCATTTTAAAGGTTTCTGATTTATCTTCTTGTGGAACAATATTAATAACACATTTTGATTTTTTTCCGTATAATGGTTCTGTACAACCTTTTTCTTTTTTATTTTTAATAGTTTTTGTTTTTTTAAATTTAAATATTTTAGGGTCTTCATTTGTACAACGAGCGCGAAAATGTTCATATCTTTCTCTCACATCACAATAACTTAAGTTTGATTTTTTCTTCAGCATTTTATTTACTATTTCATGTAGTTCATAAACATATCTTGAAAAAGTTTCCCTTGATTCCATATGACACATATTCAATGGTTTTTTCTTTAAATTATTCTTTAAATTAATTCTACAATATTTACATGGCAATACATTTTCAAGATTTAAAATAAAATCTCTATAATTTTTTTTATCTTCATCACTAGGATTTACTGGATAATTAAAACTAACTGTATGAAGAAATGTCCATGCAATTGGTCCCCATACGGTAGTAAGAAATCCATCTCCTGAATTAAAATCATTATTATTAAATACTCTTTTTGTTTTATTATTTTTATTTCTATTTTTACGAGTTTGTATCATTATATTATATTTAAATATAAAAATATAATATTTAAAATATAATATATTCAAATTATATGGATTACAATAATTCTAATACTTTTAATTTAACTATTTTTACAGATGTTACAAAAAAAATATGTTTATGTTCTGCTACTTCTATTTTTATTATTGTTTTGTTTATCATTACTCCATTAAGCAATTTTTTTAAAACATCACTTTTTATGAAAATTATTGCATTAATTATTATGGGTTATACAATTTATTTAAATACTCAACAAACTAATTTATTAAGAAACGCTAATGTATCTTCTAGTTCTGAACAAGTAAAATCACAATTAAATATGAATATTATTTGTAGTTATGTTTTTACTATTTTTATTGGATTATTATTTATTTTTGTAATTAAAAGTTTCTTCTAATTTAGAAAATATATAATTATTTTTATATTTTAAATAATTTATTTATATTTTAATACTTTATATTT